TGCGTCAACCTTCGGCATCTGACGCCATGCACCGATCCACGGAGCAATGTCCGCACCGGGCTGGACCGAGAAGAACAGGGCTGCGGTTGCGTCTGCACCCGAGGCCACGCTGTCGATGGTCTCAGAGAAACCGCTCGGCAGATAGTTCGACTCATAAACGTCAAAGCCGTAGATGTTACGCGTAAAGCGCATACCCGTGCCGACGCCTTCAGCAACGATGCCTTCCCACTTGGGGTTGTACGTTACGTCAAGGAAGCCAGCCTGCGTGTTGAAGTAATATTCAAACGCCGGATCAACAATGGCAATGAGATTGGTCAGAGGCACGTTTGCCTTCTGAAGCGAGTGACGAGCCTTAGCAAAGTCCTCAATACCGATAACACGCTGACTGTCAACAGTATCCGAACCAACCCAGCGGTGAGCACCGCCGTTAATCATGTTCAGGCTGCCAGCCGTCTGAGTGTTACCATTCGAGAAGCCGGGCTGACCAGTTTCAAGAATGTGAGCTTCCACATCGACCATGATTGCGCGCATCTGAGCGGGCAGGAACGCAGCTTCGAGACGAGCAGCATAGTGCAAGTCCTGACGAGCTTTGTTGGTGATGTAGGTAGCCGAGGCGAGGTATTCGTTAATCTGGAACTGGAACTCACCAGTGGCCATCGGCGTGTATTCAATCGCCGTGTCTTCGGTGTAGTCGTAAGCGTCCAGATCACCAATGCTCGGGATCGTTAGAGTATCGCCATCCGGGAAATCAATCCAGTTGACGTACTTGGTTGCATCAAGCGTATCTTTCAGCGACTCTTTAAGCTGGTTCGACCAGATTTCAGAACGGATGAGAAGATCACTATTAGCAGTAGTCATACCACTCATAGGTTAGGTCTCCATATTTTCAATTTGAGAGGTTATTCGTAGAACTTAGCGCCCTGTTCACGAGCGTCTTTCATAAGTTCACGTTGTACGTGCGGGGAGTAGTAAGCACGAGAGTCAGCTTTACGCAGTTCCTCGTAATACTTGAAGTTGCGACGATTAGCGTTGCGATTTAGTGCGGCAGTATTGACATCACCCGAGCTCGCATTAGGCGAAGAAAAGGACTTACTGTCCAATCCCACCGTGCGATAAAGAGCCTCAGGGCTTCGACCTGCCATATCCATCAGCCAACTTACGTCAACCTTCAGTTCAGCAGCCTTATCCTGTAGGGCCTTCTGGGCTTTTGCTCCACTTCCGTAGTGGTTCGCAAGCTTCTCAGACACAGAGTTTACATTGTCCGTAAACTTCTTTTGCGTGTCTCGCTCATTCATCATCTCCGCAATTTTAGCGGACAAGTCCTCTTTATTGTCGTCTTCATTCGGTCGTTGGCCAGCAGGGTCGGGTTCTTGGCCCCGTGGCTGTTCCTCACTATTAGACTTCTTACGGGCTTCCGCAAGGTCTTTTAGGACTTTGTTTTCGGCTTCAAGTCGCGCCTTCTCTGCTTTAGAAGTCTGGATAAAGCCATCAGCGTTTGCATAAGCTTTTGCCAGTTCATCAGGGTTGGCGTACTTTTTGCCTTCACCAACGAGGTCCTCAAAGGACAGGGTAATCTCGTTGTTGTTTTCGTTTTCTTCGATTGGGTCTTTCGAAAAAATATCAGCCATTTGGTATGGGCTCCAATGTGTTAGAGTTATTGACTTTCGACTTCTTCATAAGGAGTACTTGGTGAGAACACCCTTTCTGCGCCGATGTTTACACCGCCGGGGGCGGTGCTTTTAGTGATTTTAGCGAGTTTTGGATCAATCTGGATTTGGTACTCCGGGTTGACCCCGTCGCTAATAGTCACTTCTATGGGCGAGTCGCTTACTTTGTCAATGAAGTTCCTCGGGTTTTTCCGAAAGGACCTCTTATTTGATGTCAGGTTACGCCTGCTCATAATCTCTGTTACTCTTGTCTAACCAGCACAACGCTATAATAGTTTCAAAGGCTTCTTTTCGACCGTTAAGGTGCGCTTGCTTGTGAGACCAAGATGGAATATCATAATCCGAAGATTTTATATCGCCATCATTTCTAACTATATTATACACTATTTTGCACAATTTGTCAAGTGTATTTTTATCAGAAATTAATTGAGCCTTAAAAGCATCCACTTCTTCGGCCGGAATATCCTTTAGCCAGCGAGTGTCAAACTTGTAATTATCGTTATCCATAGTTACGGCTGCTGTCCTTGTGTTGAGCTGGGTTTAACGCCAGCCTTTGACTCTTGGTATCCCTGTACTGTAGCTGCTGCCTGATTAGGGTCCATGCCTGCTGTTTGTTTTTCAAGCATCGCCTGTTCCAGCGAACCTTGGACATCTTGCAACTCAGCCATCTCGTAAAGACGTACATTGTCTTGTACCAGATTGTAGTCTTCCAAACCGAGAAGGGTCTGGATAACCGTGGCCATCTTTTTACCAGAGATGTGGCTGTTGATGGTCGGGTCTTGCGCTAGCGGGCTGTTAGCGAACTGGACGATATTCTGCATGATGGTTGCGTTCTGGGCAAAGTGCCTTGCTCCCATCGGGCGAAGCTTACCCGTAGCTGTAAGGTCTTCCTTGGTAATCTTGCGGAAGATTTGAGCTTGGGTTTCATCATCCATGACACGGATAAGGTCTGACTCGTTGAGGTTTCGACGAGCAGTCATAAGCATGTCGTTCAGCAGAGGCTCAAGGAACATCTCTTCAAAGTAAGATACCTTGTTGATGAACACCTTGTTAGCGCCATTCTCTAGGACTTGGACTTCGAATGCAGTCTTTTCACCCGGAGTACGGAAACCGACAGCTTCCTTTGGAGCCCCGGCCATCTCTTCCATCTTACGCTCGTACATTTCGATCTGAGTGTCTGCGTTAAGGAAAGAGGCGTCAGGACGAAGGAATGTCACATCACCGTCTACGTCTGCATAGACACGCTGATCCGGCCCAAACTGGAAGTCTGAGACCTCACCCTTGATAAGAGGCATCGGGTGAACGTACATATCCCACGCATCGCTCTTGCAATTCTCAAGGTGGTCAATACGGTATTGCAAGCCGAGAAGGTTATCCAACGGGCCCATAGCGTAAAGGTTGTCTTGGCGCTGTCTCCAACCACAATGGCGAATAGCCGAGTGTCCCATCCAGTTCTCAAGAGGTTTCTTGCGAAGAACGTACGCCCGATCAACAACTGTAATCAGGTAGTTCTCATACAGCTTATCTTCTTCAACGTCATAGTAATCCCCGTAGAAATCAAGGACCTCAATGTAGTCGCTGTTGAAGTATTCCCAGAAACCCGTAAAGCCTGCGTACTGGAAGTGTGAGTTCTTCTTAAAGTCACCAGACGAGTAAGCAGAGAACCGCCTACGAACATCAAGAGACTTCTCAAACACTTCCTCCATGTACCCCAGCTCAGGACGAGTAGCGATCTCTTTCTTCAGAGTGCCAAGGGTCTTGAGTGATCGGATAATCTTAGGAGCGTTCTCGAACACCGCCGTAGTGGGATCGAACGTGATGTCCTCAGGGGCGATACGTTGCAACCTTGGGCCTACATAGCTGGGAACTTCTTCCCCTGTGTCTGGGTCAGGCTGATAAGATGCCTCAAACACTGGCATAGCAAAACAGTTGCCGCAGTCAATATAATCGAGTACAAGTCGGCTTACCTCAGTACGGAACTTAGTTTGCCGAAGCTTGTTTTGCATGTACGCCTGAATGGTCTTACGCTTTTCCTTTGTAGCAGAGTCAGCGTCAGCACCTTCCCAAACGATACTCTTATCATTAGGAAACAGAGTTGCCATATAGTTGGCGTGGAGGTTGTCTCGGATTTGGCAAAGCTTAGGAATGTGGACTTTGTTTTTCCAAGGCAACGACGAATTAGATGTAGTTGTAGTGTTTGTAGCAAACAGATACTCTTGTACCTCTTGCTTAGACTCTAGCCAGTTCTCACGAAGAGTGTCCCACTCGGTCCACTTCATCGCAACGTCGGCTGCCATAGTTTCGGGGTCTACAAACTCCCGTAGATCAATAGTGCGGGCCAATGTTATTCTTCCTTATAGTCTTCTAGCATATTTGAGAAATAGGCCAGCATTAGCTGAATTGACTCAGGGTCATTATCGGAAGCTGCACAATACATCTCTCCGCTTTCCCTGTCTACTCCTACAATTGCAACATTACTTAACCGGTCAATACAACCAATTAGCACATTGTTAGGCTTCGTAGGTTCGCCTTCTTTCCATTCATCGTATTTATGAACGACAAGCCCAGAGTCGCCTAGATTTTCCAGCGGGATGCTGGCAATGGCTTCTTCGTTGTCATCGGGTTCATAAATTATCATCCAAGCCCTCCAAATTTAGGGTGAGGTATTACAGTAACGGTGTCTCGTACATCTCGATTGAAGTTACCAACAGGCGGAACCGAGATTGAGACAGCCGCAGCAAGAGCATCGCTAACGTCATCGTGAGGAGGGTACTGAGCAACTAGCTCATCTTCCAACACCTGACAGTTGCCTGCTCGGTAGTGCCACATCGCCATGTTCTCGTAACGAGGCTCAAGAATAGCGGCGATACGTTCTTCCTTTGAACCCTGTCGAGCCGAGTGCTTCAACTCTTCAATAGACAGGCTAAGGCCGTAAGGTTTAATGTATCCGTCTTTGAGCTCTCGAACGATCATCTTCTGGCCTGCGGTAACTTCGGCCCCGAGTTTCTTAAACTGCCACTTAGCGTGGAGCATTCGAATGTTCTCGAAGATTTCAGATACTTTCTCTGTCTTGAACCTCTCAATATCAAGAACGTAGATGTTGTTGTCTTTATCCACGCCGATAACTACGATAGCTGTAAAGTCAGATCGTTTATTTGCGGTATAGGCAAAGTCGACAGACGCAAAGATGTTGAGCCGTTCTTTCTTGAAGTACCAGTAGCCACCGGACTGTTTGAGATGTTCCTTTTCGTAATACTGGAACTTATCTCGGTTAATCCTTTGATCGCCGGGATCGTTTGGATCGTTGTAATACTGTGCCCGGAACTGACGCTTGTCGAGGTACTTGGCTCTCTTCTTGGCAAGGATTTCAATGTTGAACCCAAACCATTTACCGTCTGATCGTTGCTGACGCGGCCAAAGGAACTCACCCACGCCCATGTTCGAGTCTTCAACTTGGCGTTCGAAAATCTTGTAAACAGGAGTCTTATTGATAAGCTCCCCGTCTTTGTTGAAGATTTCCTCTTCCATCTCTTGCATGTCGTTGTAGAGGTCCTTCGGGTGGTAGCGAGTACCAACGACCCATTCCTCAGCCTCACCGCCTTCAATAGACGAAAGCAGGGAGTATTGAGTACGAACCTTGTCACGGCCTTCTTGCGTGTAGGCGTTCTCCTGAACAACAACGTCGTCCAGTACAGCGATGTCACAGTGAAGACCCGTAAGTGAAGTAGTCAAACCCCCGGTAAATACCGTAGGGTCTCGAATGCCTTCTTCTTTTCGTTTCGGGTGGTCAACAGCAATTTCAGTGTTGGTCCACTTTTCTCGTTTACCTTCTTCCTTTTCAATAAGCTCAGGCCAGTACCTACGAACAATAGGGCTGGTCAAGATTTGCTTAATAAAGTAAAGCTGCTTTTCAGCAAGGTTACTAGTTGAAGAGATGTACAGGATACGAATGTCGGGGCGCTTGACAACCATCCAAGCGCACTTAAAAGCTACATATCTTGATTTACCGTGGTCTCGGGGTAACAGAGTGAGTTGATGCGAACCAGCCTCTTCCGAAGTAGTCCATCTGCACCACTCACTGTGTATGCCTCCGATGACTTGCCAAGGAGCAACGAGCCTGATAAAGGTCTCAAGATCAGCCTCTGCCAACTCCCTGATTTCATCTTTTGTCATATTGTTATGTTGTCGTGTTGTTGATGAGGTTCATGTTTGCCAGTGCAGTCAATAGCGAAGTCAAAGCCGCATTGCTTCCACGTGAGCCAGATACCGTGGGCCGTGTAGTGCCTGCGCTAGAGAAGAAGCCGAGGGTG